GTAGCCCCTAGTGCGTCGCACTAGCATTTCGGGCGATGGATTCCGGAAATTGATTCAGTTCACAAGATGTAATCGCTGGTGCTGACGCCAAAATCTTTCACGAAGCGAGAAAGAATCCTCGAATATTCGAGGTACTTCCCTATCCGCTCTGATCGATGAGAGTAGCGCCGGAACAGTGTCGCGAGATCTATATCAGACCCATACTCAGTGAAAGGAGAGTGCATTATAAAATCATTCCCTGCCGATATAGAAAAGTCGGGGGGAACACCCAAATGGAAAGGGTGAACGATGTCAGACAGATACTTCTCCATAGGAGTAATTCTGTTACTGAAGTGTTTGGGGACCCAAAGAGCATTAAAATGCTCCTGAGCCTCGTTTACAATGTTAGTAGGTTTGGTACTTTTCAGCCTTTCCCTTTTCATGAAAGCTCAAATTTGACCTTCGGTCCACGGATCTCATACAGACGATCCAGAAGAATATAGCGGGCAAGTTAGTAACTTGAGTACTCGGTAATACTTATTGTCCGGTACCAACTTTACTATTGTTAATGGGTTAATGACTATACCGAAGATACGGTAATAATCTTTTCAGAACATGGGCAGAAGTGTCGGATAAACCGACACCGCCGCCATCTGCTTTAGTGGAATAGCCGAAACATTACGGCCGTTCCGGATCAGAACTTTTGCAAATTCCAACCCTTTCTGAGACACGATGGATTTCGCTAGGCTTATACCAACACCTAGGACTTCCGTCATGAATCACTTATACTTAGCAGCGACCTTCTCGTCTCATATAACGACGTCATCACCTAAAATGGCATAATCATAGAACTCGTAAGTTCCATAAATTATATAGGCGCACAGCCTAATCACACAATGGTGTGATCAGGCCATAGCGGCCCACGATGAAAGTAATCCCATGGGTTGCCCCACGGCATACTTAACGGTCATCAATCTTCTTTGGAAGAAGAAAGATCGATCTGAAAGTATGGTAGCCCATAAATCAGTCACTTCCTTACCAAGTATTGGGAGTAAACACCAATATTGAAACTCGATAGGAAAGCGATCTGTGCAGCTTGATAGATCGAAGCTGTAGTAGGTAACTGAGGAACCCCGTTCCCTAGAGACCTTCTGCAACCTCTCTACTTGCGCGCGCTGGTCAAAAGTCCCGTCGACCTCCCCGAGGCCACGGAGAGCATCCATGAGAAAGTCGTGGATAGGCTTCAGAACGGACTGAGAGTAGATATCCCCGATCGCAATGACTCGGGTTTTGCCACCCATTTCAGGAATGAAGTGTAGGCGTCCAGTATGGGGTCTCCGACCCTGTACTAAACCCTTGAATTCAGCCTTCGAAGTGGGCAAGGAAAAC